CGTTCCAAATGGGGGCAATCGTAATCTAATAACCGCTAAGAAACTAAAGGCAGAAGGGGTTAAGAGCGGTGTACCAGATATAGCTATAGTGAATGATTCAATGGCATACTTCTTGGAAGTTAAAAAACCAAAGACAGACACCAGAGCAGGTGCATTGAGCATAACTCAGAAAGCAATGATCGAAAGGATTGAACAAGCTGGCGGAGAGGTCGGGGTGGTACATTCAGTTCAAGAGGTTATAGAACAATTAATTATTTGGGGAATAAACAGATGATGCACACAACAGAGCAGATCTTAAAAAAAGTCAGATGTATGGCCAAGAAGATACTCAAACTAAAAAACGAAGGCAGACATAATTGCCACGAAATAGACGACCTAGCACAAGAGGCTCAATACTTAGAGATAGAGACAAGAGAGTATGAAAAAAAAGATAAGTGAGAACATGATCAATAAGACTATTGACGAAGCAATCGTTGAATTAATAGCTGAAAACTACAAGCAAACAAAACTTGCACTCGAAGAACTTGCCCACTTGTATAAATCCGCAGGACAATCAAGGGAAACTTTCATTGAACTATGCACATACATAGAGAACGAAGCAGTAGAGAGAACAGGTAACGAATTAATAAGAACTAAGCTTGGGTTAGGCTTGAGAGACTTACAACTGGGGAAACACATTGAAGAAAAAGAAACTAACACTTAAACAAGAAAAATTCTGTCATGAGTTCATAAAGACAGGCAATCAAAGCGATGCTTATCGTGCTGCATATAATTCAGAAAATATGCTTCCAACTACAATCAACAATAAAGCTTACCAACTGGTGAACCAGGACGATATAGGGGCGAGAATAGCTGTACTACAAGAGAGATTGAATAAAAAGTTCGAGGTTACAGTGGAATCTTTAACCAAGGAATTAGAAGAAGATCGTCAACTTGCAAGAGAGTTAGGACAGCCTGCTGCGGCTATATCAGCATTGAATGTTAAGGCTAGAATACATGGCATGGACAAACAAGTAATGAGTAATGATCCAGACAATCCGATGCCAGCAATTATTAAAGTTGAGGTAGTGCATAAGTGAATGTATTAAGTTTGTTTGACGGCATGAGTTGCGGTCAGTTGGCACTACAGCGTGCAGGGTTTGAAGTTGATCGATACATGGCTTGTGAGATTGATAAGTACGGGATGCAAGTAACACGCAAGAACTTTCCGAATACAATCCAGATGGGTGACGTGTGCGCTCTAAAGGGTGAGAACTTGCCACCGATTGATTTGTTGATGGGTGGTTCGCCTTGCCAGGGATTTAGTTTTGCTGGTAAACAGTTAAACTTTGATGACCCTCGATCAGCATTGTTCTTTGAGTTCGTTAGATTACTTGAAGAAACTAAGCCTAAGTATTTCTTGCTTGAGAATGTAAGAATGAAGCAAGAATATCAAGACGTTATATCAGATCATTTAGGTGTTAAACCGATAATGATTAATTCAGCATTGGTATCAGCACAAAATAGAGTGCGTTTGTATTGGACGAACATACCGAATATTACTCAACCAGAAGATAAAGGCATAGTGCTTAAAGATATTTTGGAAGATGGTGATACTGTAATTGATGCTATTTACAACAATAGACCCGAACGTGTTTATAGAGAGAAAGCACCAACAATAAGGGCTGCTCGCCACGGATTAGATGTAACTAAATATAGACCGTGCGAACTAAAAGAGTTTAACAAAGACTCAACGTGTCACCACGTAGCAACAGCAACAGATATTAAAGGCAATGAATCAATTAAACGAGTTTATGCTGATAGTGGCAAATCACCAACGGTAACAACTATGGGTGGTGGACATAGAGAGCCAAAAGTCCTCTGTGGCGCTTGGCGTGGTAGATATATTAAAGATGGAAAACGTCAGGACCATAAAGGCAGTGTTGCAGGTAAGACAGAACAAAGGCTAGAAATTAGACAAGATGGTAAGACTAATACTTTGACCACCGTTCAGAAAGATAATGTTTTAATTATTAAAGAAGCAACTAAAAAAGGATATACAGAAATTCAAGATGGTGATTGCTTTGACGCTACATTCCCAACATCTAAAACAAGACGTGGTAGAAACATGAAAGATAAATCTAATTGTTTAACCACTGCTAATTATGAATACATGAGGTATGAACATCCATCGTATAGAAAACTAACACCAATGGAATGTGAGCGTTTACAAACCGTTCCCGATGGATATACCGAGGGCGTATCAAATACACAGAGATACAAGATGCTTGGTAATGGTTGGACGGTTGATATTATCTGTCATGTACTAAAGAATGTCAGAGCAGAGTTTGCTAGAAAGGTTGCATGAGCGAACTAACGATCCAGATCACTGAAGAATTTGAACCGTTCATGCAGCCAAGTAGATACAAGGTTGCTTATGGTGGTCGTGGTTCTGGTAAGTCTTGGTCAATAGCACAGCTGCTGATCATGCAGGCATATCAAACAAAGACTAGAATACTTTGCGCTAGAGAAATGCAGCGATCAATCCAGGACTCAGTGATCCAGATCTTAGCAGACACAATAGAGCGCATGGGATTAGATCCGTTCTTTGAAGTACAAAAGACTCAGATCCTTGGCCGCAATGGTAGTCGCTTCATCTTTGAAGGACTAAAATCAAACATTACCAAGATTAAGTCAATGGAAGGTATTGATCGTGTGTGGGTGGAAGAAGCTGAGAAGGTATCATCAACTTCATGGGATACATTGATCCCAACTATTCGTAAGAACAACTCAGAGATCTGGTTAAGTTTCAACCCTAGTGATGAATTAGATCCAACATACCAAAGGTTCGTGCTCAATCCACCAGAAGATTCTTATGTTGTGAAGGTGAACTGGTCAGACAACCCCTGGTTTCCAAAAGAACTAGAGAAGGAACGCAANCACCTAATGAAGNTAGACAAGGTGTTGTACGATCACATCTGGGAAGGTGAGTGTTTAGAGAATCAAAAAGGAACATACTACGGCAAGCAGATCGAAGCTGCAAGAGAAGGTGGGCGCATAGGTCGAGTACCTATTGGGGCGCATAGGTCGAGTACCTATTGATCCAATACTTCCAGTCAGTACATTCTGGGATCTAGGCATAGCAGACGCAACAGCAATATGGATGGTGCAGCAAGCAGGAACAGAGCTTAGAGTTATCAGTTACTATGAGAACTCTGGTGAAGGACTACAACACTACATCAACCACTTGCATGACTTCAGAGATAAACACTCAATCACCTTCAAGGATCACTTCGCACCACATGACATCCAGGTAAGAGAACTAACAAGCGGCAAGACCAGAAAGGATCAAGCAAGACAGATGGGTATTGTGTTCAGAGTAACGCCAAACATTCCGATCATGGACGGTATTGAAGCAGCAAGACGAATATTCCCTAGATGTTACTTTGACGAGAAACGCTGCGCTGATGGACTGAGGGCCTTGAGCTATTACCGTTGCGAGTATGACGAGGACAAAAGGGTTTTTAAAGACAGGCCGCTTCATGACTGGAGTTCACATGGTGGTGATAGCTGGAGATACTTTGCAGTAGCCTGGAGAGATAAAAAGGAAATGGGTTTGAATACGCAAGCAGTAATGAAACAAGAGTGGAGTGTGTTCTAGTGTGGCTTAAACAACAAGCACTACTCGATACTTGGGATCAGTCATTTATTGATTGGTTCATCGTCTTTGAACAAGGTGATATGCAATACTGGTGGGCTAAGTATTTACAGCCAGGCTTTAGGCATTGTTATGCGGTTAGATGGGATGGCTTTAACTGGATTGGTTATTATCCACATTTAGGACACACTGACATTGATGTGCTTAATTTTGGTAAGTACGATTCAATACTAAATGTAGTTGCAAATACAGATTGTAGTGCTATACTGTATCTCAAAGTGTGGCGAGACTCAAAACGAATAAGAGCGCCTTGGCCTACTGTAAGCACTTGTGTAGAACAAGTGAAAGCAATACTAGGGGTTCGCAAATGGTTTCTGTTCACAGCTTGGCAGTTATTTAATTATTTGGAGAAACAAAATGGGCGGATTATTCAGCAAACCTAAAGCACCACCAACACCAGCACCTACTATTATTTATCGAGACAGAGTGCGTACAGAGACAGCAAAGGTCGATACTAAGCTAGATGCAGCAAAGAAGTCTAAAGCAGGCACAGGCAGAGCTTCATTATCAACAACCGAAGCAGGACTTAAACCAACAACAGCAGAGAAGGAAGCAAAGAGAAAGCGTACTAAAGTTTCTGGTCGATATGGCAGACGTTCATTGTTCAGTGGATCTGAGACAGGTCTTAAAACAGGACTAGGCTAATGGGTGGGATGATGAGAAAAGCTGCTGTTAAAACAGGAGTTGTTAAAGCAATAAAGTTTAAAGACAGTGCAGGTAAAGCAGCACCTAAAGAAGTTAGTGATGTTGGAAAAGCAGCAATGAGTAGAGTTGTAAGTGGCAAGTTATCATCGGGGGTACAAAACAAAGCATCTGGCGTGTCAGGCACAAGCTCTTTAACTAAAGCAGGCACAACAGCAGGTGTACTTAAAAAGAAAAAGAGATTACGTGACGGCAGACGCTCACTGATCTCTGGTTCAGCTATGGGCGTATCAGACAAACTAGGATAATCTATGGAATACAAAATACCCAAGAAATTAGGTACAGTTAAGCAACTGATTGATCGTTTTGAAGTTGCTAAAGCAAGGAAAGCACCTTGGATTGATCATTTAAGAGAGTGTTACGAATACACCTTACCCCAAAGAGAGACGTTTAACTCTTATTCGGCAGGTCAACG